GGAACAGCTCCGCCGCAAATGCGAGGCTCTGCGGCTATATGAACCACTTCCATTTCAGGAGCGGTATCATGCGTGCGAGGCCAAGGAAGCCCTGATTCAGGCAGGCAATCAAGTTGGCAAGTCCCTTGCTGCCTTTGTGGAGGATGCCCGTGCAGCCACCGGGCAAGACCCCTACGGTAAATACCCCAAGGAAGATGGGATATTGGTCTGCCTTGGGATGGATGAAGGACATATTGGGCGTACAATCCACAAGTATCTTTTTAGGGCAGGATCGTTCAGGATTATCCGAGATCATAAAACAGGGGAATGGCGATCATGGAAGCCATGGATTGAGGAAGATTGGGCCAGAAAAGATGAGGTAAAGCCTGCACCACCGCTGATACCCAATAGGTTCATTAAGAAATTCGCCTGGAAAAAGCGCGCACAGCACGTTTTTGAGATTTGTGAGCTGCATAACGGGTGGACTATCTACGCAATGGGTAGTAAGGGTGACCCGGCACAGGGCTTTCAGGCCGATTTAGTCCATATCGACGAGGATCTGGAGAAACCGGAGTGGTATGACGAGATGATCGCCCGCTTAACCATGCGAGAGGGGCTTTTGAGGTGGTCAGCCCTACCTCACAGCAAGAATGACGCCCTTGTGAACCTCGTAGAGCGTGCCGAGGACGAAAGTAAGGACGAAAACCCCAGCACAATCGTTATCCGGGCCACCATCTTCGACAACCCTTTTATGCCCGAACAGGTTAAGCAAGAAAATATAAAGCGGTGGAAAGCCAGGGGAGAAGATGAGTTCCGTAAGCGTGCCTTGGGAGAAATGGTCACCGATAGTGTACTTATGTACCCCAATTTCTCCAAGGATGTGCATAATGGGGTGAAATTCGAGGGGCCACGCAACAGGGTACAACAATACCTGGCTGAAAATGATGGAGTTCCCGGCAAGGACTGGACTAGATATATGGTCGTTGACCCCGGCCATGTAGTCTGTGCCGCTACCTTCTGGGCCATACCTCCGCCTACATTATTTGGCGAACATGCGGTGGTCTACGATGAGCTTTATCTCCAACAGTGTACGGCTGTCAAATTTGCCGAGGGGGTTAAGATAAAGGTCAAGAATGACAATTTTGAGGCGTTCATTATCGATGCACATGGGGGCCGGATCAGAGAAATTGGTAGCGGGGTACTCCCCCGAGTCCAATACACTAAAGAACTGGAAGAAAGAAACATCAGAAGTGAAATCACCGGCAGCAACTTCATTAATGGAAGCGATGATGTTACCGGCAGGACAATGAAACTACGAGACTGGATTAGTGTGAGGGATGATGGCCAAACCAGGCTACTTATTGTCGTTGGTAGGTGCCCAAATCTCGTCCGAGAGTTCTATCGATTCAAAAAGAAGGTCATGAATGGTTTTATCACTGATGAGGGTAACCGTAGAGGCCCTTGCCATGCGATAGAAACACTGGAATACGCGGCGGCAAACGGGCTAAAATACGTTGTGCCTCGCGTAAGGGTGGTACACACTGGAGTTGTTTATGAGATTATCAAAGCACGGGCTGCGCGTGCAGCCCAAAGAAAGGCCCGTGATACAGGCGGGCCAGCAGATTTTGTAACCCTAGGCCCACAAGGAAAATAAAGATGGAAACTACTGAAATTGACCACGCAGCAGCCCAGAATTTTGTAATGCCTGTAGTGGATGTTGGCTGTCCCGTATCCTTTTACCCCCATGCCCAGAAGGATCAATATGCCCAGCTATGTTTTGTGGTACGGATATCTAAAACTGGCAGGAATGTGATGCTTCGCAACGCCAATGGGCAGATCCACGAGGGGTGCAGGCATTACGACGACCCCAAGTTGGATTGGAATGTAGATCACAGGGAAAATGGCTGCTGGGACTTCACAGATGAATGGAAGCGGTCAGAGGAGCAGGCGAAAGATATTTTGTCTCGCATAGAAGCCCTGGAAAAGGCAGCAAATCCAAAGAAGGTAGATAAATAATGCCCCCAGTAGATGAGACCAATAATCCATTTGCTCCGATCGTGAGCCAGTGGATGGAGAAGATCAAGGCTGCCAAGAAGCAGAAGTGGGAACGCTTCGGCAAATATGCCGAAGAGGCGATGAAATTCTACGATGGCAACCACGATTGGATGTGGAAGGGTGAATACGCCAAGGCCCCCGGAGGCTTTCTGGACAAGAAAGCCGAGGGGGCAATGCCCACGTTCAGGATGACTGTGAACCGGGTATTTGAGGCTGTGGCCCTATTTGGGCCGGTGTTATACCATCGTAACCCTACCATTCTTGTTACGCCCCGCATTGGCCCGGTTATTGATCCTTCAGTTCTTGGTATTAATCCCGAAGATGAACAGCAGGTGGAGCAATTCAAGCAACTTAAATTCTCCGAAGATATGGAGAATGATAAGAAGCGTGCCCACGCCGCTATCAGGGAACACTATCTGAACTGGCTTCAGCAGGAACAGGATAAAAAGAAACACGCTCGATCCGCAATTAATGAAGCCATTATCAAGGGAATGGGGCTTTTGTGGACAGAAATGTACCAGGCAAGGGGAAGCAAGTCACGACACCCTCGTAGTACCTTTATGTCGGTCGATGATCTTGTTATAGATCCCGATGCCAGCTATTGGGAAGATATAGAATGGATAGCCAAGAGGGTAGTCCATCCTGTCTGGCGTGTAGAGAGAGAATATGGCCTCAAAGACCTAAAGGGGTCAATGAAGTCTCTTGCTTCTCAGGGGGAGAACTATGCCAAGGGGCGCGTAGATGATTCAGGGGAAAAGCGACGGGGAAAAACCTTTGATCTAGTTGAATACTGGCAGGTGTTCTCCAAGGGTGGATTTGGGGACAGGCTTCGTTCTACCAAGCGGGCGGAGGCAGACAAAAAGTTCGATTATGGGCAGTTTGGCGACTTCTGTTTCCTGGCCGTGAGTGAGGATATTCCCTATCCACTCAATATGCCCCCCGAATCCCTTAATGAAAGCCCTGATGAACTCTTTATGCGGGCGCAGTGGCCTATCCCCTTTTGGACTGATGGTGGATGGCCCTTTTCTAAGCTGCATTTCTACGAAAAGCCCAAGGAAATCTGGCCCATCTCTCTTATCAAGCCAGCGATCGGTGAATTAAGGTTCGTCAACTGGTGTATGTCTTTCCTGGCTGACAAAGTAGCCGCATCCAGCACTACTTACGTGGCTATAGCTAAGGCAGCGGGGGCAGAGATCCAAGATCAGCTAAAAAGTGGCCTTGGCCCCTATACTCATATCGAAATCAGCGAGGTATTCGGGCGTAGCGTCAATGATGTGGTGAGCTTCCTTGATGCACCCTCATTTAACATCGATATCTGGCGAATGGTGTCAGAAGTCCTCGATATGATCGATAAGCGTACCGGCCTTACGGAATTACTCTATGGGTTGGGTGGATCTACCCAGATTCGGAGTGCCACGGAGGCAGATGTGCGTAATCAGAACGTAGCCGTAAGGCCAGACGATATGGCCAGCCGCGTGGAGGACTGGCTAAGTGAATCAGCCCTTAAAGAGATGGAGGCTGCCGAATGGTCGCTGACCGGAGAGGACGTTGCACCAATTGTGGGCAGCCTTGGGGCGATGGTGTGGGAAAGTCAACTTTCACAGCAGGATTTCGAGAAATTGGTCAGGGAATACGATTTTCGAGTCGAAGCGGGTAGTGCGCGTAAGCCCAATAAGACCAATAAGATACGCCAGTTGAACGACTTCGGGCAGATAGCCATGCCGGTAATGCAGGAGTTTGTTTCGATGGGTATTAGCGGCCCTTATAACGCGTTCTTAACGGACTGGGCCAAGGCTAATGAGATTGATGTAGAGCCTTACATAATCGATATCGAAGAGATCAAAGCCAAACAGCAACAAGAGCAGCAGGGCCAAGAAGATCCCGAAGCGCAGGCGCAGCAGCAGCAAATGCAAATGCAACAGCAGATGGCGCAGCTTGATATGCAGGCCAAGCAGATGGATATGCAGATCAAGCAGGCCGAGGCCCAGATCAAGCAGCAGGAGGCTCAATCGAAGCAGGCAACTACCGGGGTAGACCAGCAAAAGGCCCAGCAGGCCGCTCAGGCAGACCAACAGAAGTCCCAGCAGGCCATGCAGGCTGACCAGCAGAAACTCCAGACCGATCAGGCATCTCACCAGCAGGAGTTGCAGCAGGACTCCGAAGTACACCTGATGGAGATGGAGCAGGCAGCCGAAAAGCACCGCCTTGATATTGAAATGATGAAGGAAAAGACTAAGGCTCTCAAGGAACAGAACCAGGAAAAGAAAACCAAGGAATAGGTAATGTACGACGCAGGATATAGTGAATTACCTAGTGATAACCCACTTGATGACCCAGCGTGGAACGAAGATTTAATAAGAATGAT